TGAGATACGCCCGCTATTTGCGAAGCGTTTTCTATTAGCCATTTGATCCATTGGTAGATTTCCGGTGGATTCGATTCAGCGTTGATAAATTCAGGCTTTTGGCCTTTGCTCGACCACTTGATGATTGAACCCAAGTTATTGTTGAATGACGTTTCGAGAATGGACGAAAACTCATCAATCAATATCCGCGGCACGCCCATGAGTTCAATGGATTGCGATGCGATAATCAGCATCTTGTAGATTTCCATTTGCGTGGGGAAAAGTATTTCGCAAAGGCCTTGGGAGAACCAACCGACTATGTTCGGGTTGTATCCGAGCTTCACGAATGGAAAGTTTTCCTTTTTCCAGACTTCATCAACGAGCACGCCGGCGGAACAGACAACCGAGTGGCGCCCGGGCTGATCTTTGCTTTCTGGCAAGCGCCATCCCTCGGAAACAATGAATTGGTCCGATACTGTTTCCGTAGAAATCGGCGTGTTGTCTACGTTCCCGTGTTGCGCCTTCGCAATCAGGTCTTGCTTGTTCTTCGGAGCAAGGGCCATTGCCTCACCGCGGTCAAGAAGCTTCACTTGAATCAATGCCCGCGGCTTTCCGTAATAGGCGTCATTGAAATCCGTGAGCAATTCGGTGGCGAGCGTACGCTCAGCGCAAACCTTGTTGTCTTTGCGATAGATTTTGACAAGGCCATCGCCCATCACGCAGCAATCGCGCATTTGCAGCGCCATCAATTCGTAAAACTTGGTGCGATAGAATTCGCCCATAATGAAGTTGTTCATTTGCGTGGCCAGGTGGCGCTCTTTGTAATGGCCGTTGTCAGTCAAGAACGTGGGCTTTGGTCTGTCCTGCGTGATTCGCGAAACAAGCGTGTCAATGTTGGAATAGCGGACGTTCGCAGTCGGGCGCCCCATTGGAAGCTGTTGCGAATTGTCCAACGTTCCGACATTGGCCAGATAATTGTAGAGCGGCTTCCCGGAGAAGAGCCGCGTATATATAGACGCTTGCTTGATCCGCGGTTGAGCCACTCGTTTTAAAAAGTCAGTTGTGGACAAAAGTTGCTGACAGAGATCATTGTCATTTTGTGCGAGCCACCACTTGAAGGCCTGATTTGACCTGATTTTGTTTTGGTCTTTCGTCTTTACGACGATTTCCTTCATGGACTTTTTTTCTTCAAATGGCTCTTTGGTTGGCATTATTCAGCCTTTTCCGGAGCAAGCGGCGCTTCCGGGAACATCCGGTCCACCAAATCTTCGTCCGAGAGTTTCAACATTTCCTTCACCTTGTTAATATGGTGAGGGATTTCCACGCTCACGGGGCGCACGTCGCCGGCGTTCGGCTTAGTCGGCACAAGGTCCGCGCGAATAGGTGGGGCGCCTACGGCGATGAGGGAATCTGGCGAAGGTGGGGCGCCGATCCGAATTTCCACTTCAGCAGTCTTGAAGTGGCTCACGCCGTAGGCTCGAAGTAGTTGGAGTGTCTTTTCAATCGTCTTCAGATTCATTGCTCGGTCCGTCGTTTCTCGGCGGCCTTGCGCAGGGCCGCGACGTAAGCGTTTTGTTGGTCTTCAAGGCGCTTGGCTTTCTTCAATTGACTGAGCCGCAGGCGCTCTTCATGGGTTTTGATCCGGCCCATGGTGATTAGCCGACCGAAAGAGAACCGAGAATCTTCGAAATTCTCGCCATGTGCTTTTTGAGAGTGGTTTCTTTTTGGCTATCGCCAAGCGTCGGGTCTGCGGGATCGGACGGGGCTTCGTTCTTTTCCGGCAAGTCCATGGTCTCGTCCATTTGCGCTTCTTGCTTCGTGTTCATGACGTCATTTGGAGTCATTTGCGGGAGCGCGGTCGTGTCGACCATATTCTCTACGCCGTCCTCCTTGAGCTTTTTGCGTTTCATGCGAATTGCATCGGACATTGCTTTGGCTGATATCATTTTCTCACCACCCTTTTATGGTGAGCGGCTGGTTCCCAAATCAGATATGTGTCATAATGAGGCGTGGGCCGCCGGCGCGGGGAGGCGAGGGACTGCGCAAGCACCGGGTCGTTTATGATCCGCGCCGGATTGCCTTTTTAGTCCCAATCGTTCCAGCCCGGGATTCCTTTTTTATTCTTCGTCCAGCTTCCGTACTGACTTTTGCCGTCTTTCAATTCCTTTTCGGCGCGGACCTTATCGACAGCGGCCTGAATGTGCTTGTCTTCTATTTCCTTGTCGTGTTCCGGTGAGCCCGGCTTCGCGCGCGCGATTGGCGCTTGATAATGGTATGCCGGTGATTCTTTGAAGCCATACAAAACAGCGTCGATAATGTCCGAGTGTGGTGATTTCTTGATTATGATTTTATCTGGCGTGGACTTGTCCCAATCAATCTGAATCAAATACGAATCTTGCGCGAATCTTCCAGTTGAACGCGCCTTGAATGTTCCGAGGCGCAAAGCTTCATTGAGGAATTCGGCATTCTCTTGCTTTCGAGTTCGGTCCGCAGCTTCGAGCGGGATTTGTGATCTATTCTTGAGCTCTTCGGCAATCTTCTTCCCAAGGCCGCCTGTATCAATGACCATTTTGTGGAATGAATATTTCTTTTGCAGTTCTTGGATTTGATTTTTCAGCCCCGTAATGTCTTGCTTCGCCGTTATTATTTCATCCAGAAGATAAGTATTAGCAGACCGTTCAGACCAAGCAATAACGGCAAAAGCGTCCGCATCTCGATATCCGATATCAATACCAAGTATATAGTTCCAGCAAGCAATATCAGTTGGAAGCTCTTTAAAGTCATTTACATCACTCTTGTACCGAATCCATAGGGATTCAAGGTCAAGGACCCATTTGTTGCGCCATTCCCGGAGTAAGGTCGGGTGATTCGCTGGCCATTTCTTTTGCTCAATCATGCGCGCAATGAATCCTTCAGCGTCCGGAAGATATGGATTGCGAAGAAGGTCCCATTCGTGATGCGAAAACCCGTATTTTCTTTGCTTGGTGACTTCGAAGAAATATCCTACTGGTACGGGGCCCGGTGTCCCGGTGATCGCGAGCCATGCGTCTGGGAAATCGACCATCATTGGGGTGAGAACATCATCAACCAAGTATTCAAGATGCGAACCGAATTCCTGTGCTTCATCAACGGCAATGCCGGGCGCCTTGTTACCGCGAAGCCTGCGAATGAAGTTCTTCATGTCCGCGCCATAGAGCCGAAGTTTGCCGCCGGCTGGATTTGTCACAGTCAGTTTACTTGGTGTGAATTTCAAACCGATCTTATACTTTTCGTCGAGCTCTTCAAGCACCGGCCACATAATGTCGCGCGCGCTATCGCCGGTCAGGGCCAGATATCGGCATGTGGAACCTGGATATTTGTTCATGGTGTTGAAGAACCGAATCGCAATCCCGCTGGACTTGCCGGCGCGGCGCGAGCACTGAGCGTCGATGAACGGCGCCGGATCAAGAATGAAATTGTTTTGCTCGGGGAACTTCGGATCAAGGCCGATTGGTTCCCGCGCAAGCATTGGGGCCACTGGCGAGGCTATGACTTTGAATTGCCGCCGGCGGGCTAGGATGCGAGCTGCGAGGCTGGACATAAAACTTGCTCCAACTTCTCAATGAACTTTTCGGGAGTCATTTGCTTGGTGCACTTGTTGATCATATGACCGAACCCTGGGCCCTTAGCTCGGTGAAGGCAATTTCTATAGTCATGGCCATAGATGAAATTGGTGTCTTGCTGGCAAAACCTGCAACTCAAAGATTCGTCTGGGACAACGGGGAAGAAGTTCCATCCAAGCTTGTTGTGGCGGACGGGCATTCTGATTTCTGGCCTCACTGTTGTGAATCCGCCGATGATCGGGACGTCAGTTGTCCCGGCGACGTGCATGAGCCCATTGTCAACGCCGACAACCGCGGCTGAACTGGCCATGATCGCGCCGGCTTCCACCAATGTGGTTTTATCAATCAGGTTTACGCCTAGAGAAAAATCTATGTCTTCCCTGAACTTGCCGCGGATAGTGTCATGCGCGCCGGTCTTCGTCGATGTTTGACCCAGGAATATTGGTGTGTAGTCTTTTGACTTCACATAGCGCGCAACTTCATTGACTGCGCTCGGGGGGAATTCGCGCACGTCCGCGGTGAATCCGGTTGTGATCACCACGCTTCGAAGCGGACGTTCGTCGGCGATGTCTATTTTGTCCAGCTTCAGCCGCAAATAGTTCATTTCTTCAATCGGCGGCTGTTCATCAACGAGTTTCCAAAAGGCGTAGTTGAGCAAATGGATCTTGATCGGGCTAGAATGCCCGTCCCAAAGCGTTGATTTGGTGGGCTTTGATGGGTCATACCGGCCGCGCATTTCAGAATATGCCCAGACCTGCGCATGCTCGGGCAAAAGGTTGATTGAAATTTCCTTCATGAAGTCTGGAACCCAAAGGAGTGGCGTAATCCATGGATATCGCCGCAAAATGTAATCAACCGCGGTGAGCGAAGCAATGTGATCGCCCACGCCACCGCTTTGAAACAGGATGTTGATTGTCTTCGTCGGGGGCCTGATCATTTACAAAACAATCGTGTCCACTAGGTTTGCCAGGGGAATGACTTTGTAGATTCCGCCCGCTTGCAAAGTCACAAGGCCGTGCGGCGTGTACCACATTTCAGCAATGCGCGACGGCTGCGGATTGGGCAGCTTCGGGTCAGTCTCCCGGGCGTAGAATGCTGATTCCGGCGTGCCGACGTTTGAGCGCACTGTTCTCCTGAAGAGCGCGAACTTCACTGGAATGCCCATTTCAATCAGGGCTTTGACCTTCTTGAGCGTTTCCGGTTCGTAAACTTTGTCTTTAGGCTTTTTCGGGCCCGGGACTGGCGCCGGTGCTTTCACTTCTTGCTTGTCCATCGTTGTTCTCCTTGGTTTTGAGTTTCTTCTTTTTGGCAATCACCGTGCCGATCTTAGTCAACGGCGAGCTCACGGTTTCAATTCCTTTGGGGCACAATATTTTCGAAATTCCCCTCATCCTGAATTCTATTTTCACATAAATGAATTCCAAATTCGTTCCAGTTGACACCGAATATCCGAGAATTACTTCCGGCGCGTCCTGTAGGGCCGCAATGCGAACTGTTGCCGTCTTTAGAATGTCTCGGATTAGGACATTCTGAGCCTTGAAGAAGGCCTGGGCGTCGTCTAGGCGCTCAAGGGCCCCATAATAGGCTGCGTTTCTCCAGCTCGCATAGATGAACGCTTGGTCCTCAATCGGCCTAAAATCCCTGATTACGATGCTAACTTCATCCATGTCCGAGCTTTCTCTAGGGTTAAATGAACACATTTTTTACTCACCTTAATTTTTGCTGCAATTTTTCGTTCAGGAAGGCCGTCGCGGTGGAGCTCTAGGATGCGCTTAGCTTCCCGGGGCTCGAGCACGCAACCGCCATGTTTCACAATTATCGCGCAAATTTCGTTGATTGACCTGGCGTTGATGAAATTATCAATCATCTTGTTGTAGTTCTCCCGCTCCGCCTGGCGGATCCGCGATCGCTCGGAAGTGAACTTTCGCGAATGCCACTCTTTCAATGGGCGGCCAGGATTCGAAACATCTTCGATATCCTGGAACCCCTCTTCCTTTAGTATTGCGTACCACTCGTCTTGATATTCCTTGAGTGATTGGCGCTTAGTTCGCTTTCGCTTCACTCTGTTTTGATTTCTTGGTGTATTTATTCGCCTTGCCTTGGCGTTTGAGGGCCGCGGCCTCGAGCTTTTTCTTGGCTTCGGCTTCGGCCACTTCGGCTTTGATCTTGGCTTGCAGCGCCTCAACTTCTTTTTGCTTCTTGGCTTTGATTTCTTGATCAATCGTCCACGTGAGCGCATTCGATATAGATTTGTAGCAGACCTTGGCAAGTCCCTCGATCGTACAAGTGTTCACCGTATTCTCAATATGGTGTATCCAGCCCACCAATACGGCTCGCATTGAATCGTTCAGCGGCAACGGTGGCATGAACCTGTTAACACACCGCTCGACCAACGCCTCGAAGCCATCGCGGGTCACGGGGAGAAGGATTGTCTCGGTTTGAGCCGCCGCTTCGATCACGCCGCGTTCGCCGCGGTCCTTCACAAAGAAGTTTTCGGCTAATTCAGTCGGTGCTTTGGATTCTGTCTGCATGTGGATTCTCCTTTTTGGTGTTTTTGGCCGCCATGGCCTCGAGCTCTTCGTCTGTCATAGACTCTAAGTCTTCGGCTTCAGATTTGCGAATGTCTTTGAGCAATTTCAAATAGTTGACTAGCGTTTTGCTGCATTCGTCGGAAAGTTTTTCGGCGTGAGATAAATCCAAAAGGCGGTTGGCTTCTCGTTTCAGCACGACTAGGAACTGGAGTTGAATTTTGTCCAGATTGACGGGAGCAAGTCGCCTTGACCCGGATATGCCGTTTTTTTTGTTTGTTTTGGACGGGGAAGCTTCCACGGTGATGTTTCGGCGGCCGGCGATTAAATATTGAAGATTTCTTAATTGTTCAGTTGGTTTACAGGAACAACGGCCAGTTAGTTCACGAAGTTATCAACAGGGATCCACCGACTTATCCACATTGGTAGATTCTCTATACGAATCTGATTTACGGGCAAATGCTGGAATGCAGGGCGTACCGAAGTATCATCATGAAACTCAGCGCGCCGGCCATGAACCCGAAGCCGTAGACGAATGCCGACAAAAACAATTTCAGCTTTTCCATTCCGTTATGATACTGCTTTCCCGTTCGGTGACAATGGCCCGTTGTTAAATTGTGGACGTGGCGTCTGGGCGGGCGCAAACCTTGGATCAGCAGGTCCGCGATGAGCCGAACGATTCATTCCAGATAAGAATGTGATTTGCGAATCGCGATTCGCGAATTGAAAATGCGAAGTCTAATCATTCCGCACCCTTCGTCATGGCGTCTAATTTCTTTTCAATAGCCGCAAGCCGCGCCATGATTCGGTTTTCAATTGCATCGAGTAAAATACCTGGCCACGGGCCTGGGTCGTATCGCTGAGGGGCTTGTTGAATGCCGTTTGGATAACCCGCGCCCTGACTGCATATGTGACCGCCGCTCCCGTATGGCTGACCGCAAATTTGGCAAGTAGAATACATTATTTAGACTCCCGGAGAAGAATCTTTGAACCGCGCAAGCCATGCCGTGACTTTTTCCGGTGAGCCGTGGCATGGGCTGGGCATGTCGTTATAAATGTACATGCAAATTTGATGGATCGTTGCCCGGTTGTACGAATCAGCCCGGCCCATGGCTTCCATGAGATTGTTTTCAAGACATGCCGTTAGGAAGTCACCGACCGGAATGCCCCGCGCAGCATAGCGGTCAAGGGCCGCTTTAATATCGCCACGGATTGGCCGGTCTGGATTTAGTTCCCGATGCTCCGCCATCATCCGCTCAAGGTCGCCGGGATTTAGGTCTTTGATGATCATTTGAGTGTACCAGCCTTGAAGGCCTTTAGGGTCGGGGCATCCAGCCGAGAAATCAAATGCGGCATTCCCGCAAGGCATTCTTTGCAAACATACACGCCGGACAGATATGAGCCGTATCCATTGGAAATCAGTTTGTTGCATTTAGTACATGGCGCTGTAAGTGTTACAGCTCGTTTTCGTTTTGGTGTCATAGGCACCTCCTGAATACTAACCATGCAATTCACTCTCCAGATTCTTGTCGGAAGTCTTTAGCCTGAAAACGCATCGAATGAGTCCTCATCGGCCAGCATAAATGATTCAACCGAATCATCGTCCGCAGCCTCGTTGAGCACAATGCCTTTAATCGGTATCGGCTGGGTTTCGCTATCAGGAACCATAACCTCAAGGTCACCTTGGTCAGTGATAAGCGTCGTCAATTTAGAAACCAGTTCACTCGCCTTCATTTTGTCTCCTTAGATTCTATAGTGAAGCTTGCTCGGCTATGTCGCGTTTGCGTGATCGAAGTCCAAGCAAATATTCAAATTCACGGCGAGAAATAGGTTGCGCCCATTTCTGATAACGTGAAAGGAAAAACTCCTGGCCCTTGTCGGCAACAATCTGAGCCTTTTTTCTATTGAGACGGTAACACGAAATGCCCCCTTGAAACTCGGGCATCTGTTGTCCGTCCTCATCGAAAACTAAGCAATTACGGTTTGTAAAAAGATAGACCGATTTTATCATTTAGATCCCTCTTCAGAATATAAATTCATTGAAACCACCGGCCATGAAGGTCACTCGATAAAATTGAGCCGATATTTTTGCGTCCGAATGGAATAAGTATACTCGGCGCTCCAGCATTTCCGGTTTTTCCGCCGCGATCCGATATGAAATTGATTCGGCCTTCAAGTTGAAAGAACCCATTGGATAGAAACGGTTGTATCCATTTTGTTTCGAGCCGCCCAAAGATTAAAGCGATGCCGTTACCGTGGACGTCAAGTCGCCCAAGCCATGTCTTTGCTTCCTTGCCATACGGTGGGTTGAGCCATACCCGGCCAAACCATGCGCATTCAAGGCCGTCACGTTCCGGCAAACAGAAAAGCGTCTTGGCAGTATCGTGGCCAGGATATCCGCATGGATCTAGGTCAAACTCGCCAAGCGTTCGCACAAGCGACAACGGTGTGAGCCATGTCGTTGATTCAGCCGCCTCGCTGTCTGTAGCCACAAAAGTCATTTAGATTCCCCAGTAGAATCTAATTTAAAATCCGTTTTTGATTTGCTTTCTAGGAACGTAAGGCCCATAGCGTTTCTCTGTCCCCTGTGGTTGGCGTTGGCGTCCGTTTGTTGCTGAAATTGGAAGTCAATCGGAAGCCCGGTGCGCGCCTTAAGCCATTCGGACACGGCGGCGTTCATGAGCATTAGTCGCCCATTGTATAATGAATCAACCGGGCCAGGGAACAGTCGAGCATACTCGTCATCCGCAAGAATCATCCGAATATCAACGTCGCGGTATTCTTTGGTTTCAAGCGATGAGCCGACGAGGTAACAGCCAAACGAATCGAAAGCTTGATTTATGATAATGCATGAGGCGTTCAAGTTGTAGACCTCGGGAACGCCCAGATATGTCGCCCGTCTCTTCATTTTCCAGATTCTCCCTTAGTGCGTATAAAATCGAATTTAAAAATAGCGTCACGCAGATTCGTCAAATGGAAATTCCCGCAGCCATTTAGTTCGGCGCGCACAACTTCGACCACTTTAAGTGCCTCATCCCTTTCGGCCCGTAACTGCGCATCCTGCTCCCCTGACTTGCGAAGCGATTCGTGCGCATCGTTCATCGCCCTGACCGCCTCGTCCCGCTCTCGGGTGGCGGCAGCGAGCCTAATGTCAGGCGCACCATTACTAAATGCATTTCGTTCAGCCACCACGGCGTCATAAAGTTCCTTGTCAACGCGGTCACCGCAAGTATTACAAAAGAATATATTGGGATGGCTCAAGACTCTCTCCTAGGGGCTGCAATAAACTTGGCCCACATCTTTTGGAAAACAGTTTTTGGGCGCCCAAAGCATTCGTCGCAAACGTGAAATTCATACGAATCATTTCTTCGCCGCATATACGCCTTCCTGAAATAACAATCGTTAGTCCCTTCCTTGCTGCAAATGTCGCAAGTATAGGTGGTGACTTCGCTCACTTTCCAGCCTCTTTCTCCAAATATAAAAAAGCCCCGCCCGAAAAAGTGACTGAACCCATTAGCGTTACTTCGGAGGAATAAACCTCACCGCTATGGCAGATTCGGGAAGGGCAAAGTCTAATCACTTTTCGTCTTTCTGCTTGGAAGCTTTTAATTCATCCACTTCTTTTCGATAATAACCGCGCCTCTCATCGACTTCTGGCGTAAGTGTGGAGTAATCCCCCAAGTGCCATTCTGAATAATCAATTTCTTCAACGACGGCTTTAATGTTCATCAACCAATGAATAAATTTAGTAAAACAGAGGCTGTATAATACAGCCTCTGTCGGGAAGAGTTTGAGGTATTCTTGGCTTAGCTCGGCGGCGTCCAAATCTTCTTTGGCCTGAAAAATAGTTTGAACGTCATAATCGCTATACTCGCCAGTGCTGATTATGAAAATGCGGCCCTTTGGAATTTTCATTTTGTCTCCCGTGATTCGCGTGAAGGATCTTTCAATTCATCCAAATCGAAGTCCATCATGTTGTCGTAAACCTTCTCAGCCACGCCCTGAACGGTTGGCGCCCTGAAATCACGCAGCCTTCGAATCGAATCAAAAACGTTTGGCAGCCCTTGAAATATGCAGCCCGCGATTAGCTCGATTGCGTCTTCGCGCTTCATTGCTGAGAATCGTTCCCCCATGTCAGTGTCGCGAATCTTCATTTTATTTTCCGCCCGTGAATGAAAACTACAATGTAGACCAAAGCCCCAATGGCCACCGTTTGAAGTGAGAGAACGAAGACGATTGAATAAATTAATAGGTCACTCATTGTCGGCATCCTGGCGCATGTCTAGGTTCGCTTCAAGCCATTTGCCCCACGTGATTACATCGGAAACGGGCTTCACTGTTCGACCTTCTAGAATGGCGTACATTTAAAGTCCTTTCCCGTTCTTGATTTTAAGAAAAGTTCTCCAGCTGACAATGACCAATTTCCCAATAATATACGCTTTGGCCATTGGCTTGAACGTGGTCAATGGCTTCCATGGCCAAGTAAGGAGCCGCTCTTTCCATCCACGATGTTCCAAGTCTGCAACATTGCGATCCGGGCAAATTACAAAACCATTCGGCAAGTCAATGCGTGGCAATGGATCAGAATGTTCTTTCCCAAATTCCAAATCCCATTCATTCATTTCATCCCCCCAGCATTTTGCTTATATTCATGAGCGTGAAGCTGTCACGCCTCAATTCACGAATCGCAGCCCAACCGCAGCCTTTGGCAATTTTTTCAAAAATTTCATTTCCGACGTATTTACGAAGTCCCTCGCGATCATCGGGACCGTGAAGCTGAATTCCGGCTTGTATTCTTCTCGCTACCTCTTCTGGCCCGCTCTTTGCTCTTAAAGAATTATAATTATTTTCTTTAGAGGAAGAGGGAGAGTAAAGAGGAAGAGGCTTAGCTGAGCTTGGGCTGAGATTAGTCGAACTTAAGCTGGGCTTAGTTGGGCTGTGCTGGGCTTGACCGCCTTTGCGCCCCTTGATCTTTGCTTCGACTAGCCAATGGAATTGTTCTTCAGCGCCGCGCATGTAAATTTTATCATCGCGGATATCGGCGAGGCCGACGTCCAAAATCAAATCACAGATTTTTCTTTTTTTCCAATCTTCAATCAAAACAAGTCCGGTCGGATTTTCAATTTCGACGAAATCCTGAGCGAAAGCCCAAGCTTCAAACAATGCGCCGAGAGCCGCCCATTTTGATTTTAGTTGAATGCAAAGTTCAGTGAAGCGACCGTCTTTGTAAAGACTATCTTCGATATTGATTCTTGCCATGAAGTTGTCCCGACGTTGACAATCGGGCTTAGATAAAACATCCTTAGACCGATTGAGTGTTGCAACCCAATCAAAAGGCACCGGACCTCTACTGTCAATAATTAAGCCCCAGTATGTCCGGTGGCGTCTTTTCACGGCTCTTCTTTTTTCCCACGAATCCCTTCCATGGCATCACTAACGACTTTAAGCGACATGCGTTTTGCGTATTGGCTAGTTTGCGTCACCGAACTGTGGCCGGCCGCACGGGCCGCGACTTCCAAGGAAGCGCCGGCTTCGAGCAATTCCGTGACCATGGCGTGGCGAAGTCCGTACAACACAACTCCAGACAAGCCCACCACTTTGCGGATCAGCCTTGAGCCTTCTGAACTGATTTCCTGCGCAGTCACGGGAATCCCGCGCGGGCCCCAAAACACCGGGTCACTGGATCGCGGCGGACGCTCATCGTCCTGAACTTCCAAGAGTTCTTCGTGAAGAAATTCAAACAGCGCCGGATACATGGGAATGGGAATCAATTTCGTTTGCTTCAATCCGCCCTTGCGTGATCGCAGAATCAGCGTTTTGGTTTCGAAGTGAACGTCCGCCCAGGTCAGGGACGCGAGCGAAGCCCCGCGGGCGCCAGTCAACCGGATGAACATCAAGACGGGCCGGAACCAATCTTCAGACGCAGCATAGAGTTTGTCGAACTCCGCGAGCGTCATCGGCCGGCGTTCTTCAGTTGTTCCACGTGGAACTTTCCAGATTTCGCACGGGTTTTTCAAAATGTGATCAAGGTGGTGCATCTTGCGAAAGAACTTCTTCAAAACCCTGCAGTAAAATTCAATGGTTGTATCGCCCCACGGCTCTTTTATCTGATTCCCGATATTTTGTTCCTTGGAAAGCCAAATCTGGAAAATCTGAAGGTCTTCGAGTTTGACCTGATTTACAGATTCCAGTTTGCGCACGCTGTTAAAGAAGTGCAGGGCGATTCCGAGAAAGTAAGCGTCGGCCTTCGCCGAGCGCGCAGTCTTTTGCGCTGAGTCGGTTTCCAAATATGTTGCGAAAGCATCGGCGAGTGAATAAGGTGAATCTATCCCTAACATTCAAAGCGCCTAGTGTTCCCATTGAGCAATATTCTTTTCCGCCATTTCGCGCGGGACTTGAAAGGCACGCAACAGAAAAGCCGCGAGGACAACGGCGTCTTCATCACAGATATTTTTGAGGTAAATGCATCGGCCGGAATCGATTTCAACGAAATCAGGCGGGAACGGTTGGCGCCAATCGAAGAATTCAATGTAATGGCGGGCTTCATTTGGATCTGTGAGCACAAGCCACATATCAATATCTTCGCGCGCCATGTACTTGATAATATGATCATTTGAGCATTTGCACAACGATTAGGCGATGGCAAACCCAAGCCCGATGTTCCCCCATCCATGAGCCGCCCCGCTCGACCACTTGCTTGCAAGACGTCCGTTCGGGCGAAATGGTCCGCGGATTGCCTTTGCAGTCGGTGGATCCGTTACAAATGACGTCGAATTGCTCGATTGCGTTCTCAAGGGCCTTCTTCTGGGCCGAACCTTCGTCCGAGGCCTGGCCCACGCCACAAGACCAAATGGCGGAAGCCGTGCGCTTACTGGCGGTCTGTTCACAAAACCATTCCCCGCCCTCATCCGCATGGACAAAGGCGCCCATCAAAGTAAACAGAATCAGTAATGATTTAGCCATTTGTGTTCTCCAATGGAAGGCGGTCATTGAGGATTTTGAATTCTTCTAGAAACGGGATGATATGGAAGGCGTCGTCTTGAATATCTGGATGTAGGGACTTGCCGGCGGCCTGTTGTTCATTGAACCAAGTGAGCCAAGCCTCGAGTTTCTTAACCGGAACCTGTTTCAACGTCTTGCCTTTGATTTTGCCAGCTTTCAGCACATAATCGATACTAGGCTTGCTTGCGTGGGGTGAGTTGGCTTCCGGGGGCCCACTAGGACGGTGATGCCCTTCTTTTTCGAATTCCGGGCGCTCGGTGGCGAGCTCAAGCTTGGCTTCGGATTCCTCTACTGCGCGCTCGGTGGCGACCTTAGATTCCATTTCCGCAAGTTCACGAACCGTATCCGCATCCAGACTTCCAAGTCCGCAAAGAGATAGTGTCACGCGCCGCTTGGCTTTGGTGACCGCCTTCATCATGGCATTTTGAAGCGTCTCACCGCCCAGGCCCTTGATGTTGATTGCGCCAATGTCCGCGTCTTCACGGCCCTTGCCGGTTCTTGCCTCAACGGTGACGACGTAAAGCCCGTCAACGCGCTCGCAATTCACGATTTTCATCGAAATCTTGTAGGTTCCGCGCAAAGCCGCGGCACACTTGGCATTCGCGTACATGCCTTCTTTGCCCTGAAATTTGATGAAGTCAAAGGGTTGGCCGAGCATGGAAATCCCAAGCAACTTGCACATGGATTTCATGTACTGAAGGCGCTGATTTTGATCCATGTGAGCAATGTCACCGCGGGCGAGTAGCGCCTCGATTGCGTCTAGGTTTTTTTGCGGAATTAGTGCTTTCGATTTTGTCATTTACTTCCCCCTGTAGTTTTAAGAGCCGTGGATAATCTTTTCTAACGTAATCCGAATGCCATTTCATATTGAATACTTGCAGCGGAGCCAATTGCTTGCGTTGGCCGAAGCTCATAAGT